GTTATTGCCCCGAGGTGGGACCGCTCAACAGCGGATCAACAGCGCCGGGGCCGGGTCAGTCAGGCAGGGCCGCACGGGCCGGGGGTGCGCGCGGGGGGCGCGCGTTACAGGTCGCGGGATCAACGCATTCCCCACAACCGCCTCGCTAAGTGCCTGATTTTGTTTTGGTGTTCACGTCTATATAAGACGGAGACCGGGGGGGTGCCCCTCTCGATGGCGAACTTCGCACAGATTTTTTGGGGCGCGTATATATTGTTTTCCGATTGCCCGTGATAGCGGACGGTCGGCCCCAGCGGCGGGGGCTTTACCCCTACATATATATAAACATCCTCTACGTCTCAGACTATTTTCGGGGAACTTATTCTCCATTAGACAGAATAAAGCCTTATAAAACAACCACTTACATAACCTAGAGGTCGAATCATGCCAAAAGTCGGTAAAAAGAAGTTCCCGTATACGGAGAAGGGTAAGAAGGAAGCGATGGCCTACGCCAAGAAAACCAAGAAAAAAGTGAAGAAAGGCTACTAATGCCAGTCCGTAAGGTCAAAGGGGGCTACAAGTGGGGAAGCAAGGGGAAAACCTACTCCTCCAAAGCAATGGCTGAAAAGCAGGCTTCCGCCGCTTACGCCAATGGATACAGAAAAAGAAAGTCTCAGTACAAGTGAATGGGAACGTGCTTACGAGCATTGGAGCAGAGTAGCCCGAGAAGAGTTCACTAGGGCGCAGATCGCAGAGACCGCCGCTGACTACAGGGATTACTCATCCCCAGTCTGGTGGGCTATGCATGACGAACTCCAGCGCAGGGATTCCCTCGATATGAAGAGGCGTATGAGAAGTGAAGTAAGCGAGGCAAAAAAGAAGGACAAATACGCACTTCGCAGGAAATTACGCCTTAAGAATCAACTACTTACAGAGGGAAAAATGTTCGTCTAGTACCCCCCTACTACGCGACCATATTTTGCACAAAAACATGGCTTTTTTGGACATAGAAGTAGTTGACGGTAAGGCACAGATTTACGTCCGAAACGGAGACATAGCCCTCCGATTCAAGACTTCCCGCCGAGCGAGGATTTTCATCTGGTTCGTAACGCGGATTCCAAAATTTTGGCGCGATAAATTTTTTGAGATAGGTAGCACAAATGGCTAAAGACCCAAGGCTCGAAAGGGCAGGCGTGTCGGGTTACAACAAACCCAAGAGACTCCGCGATGGAAGCGGCAAGTCCCACATCGTTGTCGCTAAAGAAGGCGAAAAGGTCAAAACCATCCGGTTCGGCCAGTCTGGAGTTAAGACCAACCAGACCGTAGGACAGCGCGAGGCTTTCAAGTCCCGCCATGCCAAGAACATCGCCAAAGGCAAGATGAGCGCCGCTTATTGGGCTGACAAGGTCAAGTGGAGCCCGAGCGAGACTAAATCCCCCTCCAAGAAATGGGTAAAAGGATCGTGAAAAAGAAAGGGCTATACGACAACATCCACGCCAAGAGAAAGCGGATCGCCGCTGGCTCTGGCGAGAAGATGAGGAAACCGGGCTCGAAGGGCGCTCCTACCGCCAAGGCATTTAAAGAGTCCAAGAAAACCGCCAAGAAAAAAAGTGAATCTTGATCGTCCTCTTGGCTCAGGTCAGGGGGGAGGAAATGAACCAAGTACTTGGGTCAAATATTCCCCAAGGTTTTGGACTAAGTGATGAGCGAAGAAAAAACCCCTTGCACCTGTCCTGATTGCGATCTTTACGATTGCGACTGCACCAAGACCGGAGACCACGACGGCTGTTTATGCGGCAAATGTAAATGAGTTATAACGTCATCAAGCAGACCGATCTCGGGTATCTGCTTTACAACCCCAATGATCAGTATGTCGGGCGCTCAATCGAGCATTACGGCAGTTACCAACTAGAAGAACTGAAGTTCTTCAAAAAGGAAGTCAAACGCGGCGACCATGTCGTGGAGATTGGGGCCAACATAGGCGCTCATACGCTGTTTTTCTCCAACCGCGTTGGTGACAAGGGCCGCGTTTTGGCGTTCGAGCCTCAGCGCCTTATCTTCCAAACGCTTTGCGCCAACATGGCGATCAACTCCCGCACTAACGTGGACTGCAAGCAGATGGGAGTCGGCGGCAAAAACCAACTGATTAAGGTTCCGATTCTCGATCCAGAGCATAACCAAAACTTTGGCGGACTCTCGATCAAGGAGCATGAGCAGGGCGAGGATGTCGCCGTGGTCAAGTTGGATAACGTCGGTCTCAAACGACTCGACTTTTTAAAGATTGATGTTGAGGGCATGGAGCCCGAAGTATTGATGGGTGGTTTAAGCACCATCTACACGTTGAAGCCAGTGATTTACATGGAAGTAGATCGAGGGGAAAACAATCCTCTTCTCTTGGAAATTCTGGATTCGCTTAAGTACTCAGTGGAGCAACACGAACCCCCGCTCCACTCGCCAGACTACAAGCAAGAGAATATTTTTGGTGAGATCGTTTCTAGTAACGCTATTTGCCGTCCTCGGAATTGAGTTCGCAGTAGCAGACATATATGGATCAAGAGCAAGTTTCTTAATTTTCCCCGGTGAGGGAATGAGCCTCTCCTACCTGTCCTCCAGCGTCAACGATGCGTGGCGCAGGAAAATGGAAAACAAACTTCTCTCTCTAGGCGATACCCACATATACATCTACAGCCAAAACGAGGCTGATGATGTTGGCAGCGTTTTCCCGCAACCTGACTGGGAGAAGCGTTTAGACCACCTCAACAATATTGGGCTACGTCCCATCATGTGGTTGATGGCAGATGACTCGCCAAGCCTTTCTTCGAGGCCGCTTTCTGCTCATAAGGCCCACAACGCAGAGATGGTACGCCGATTTGATGACAAGGTTGATGCCTATGTCATAGGTCTGGAGGTTGATGAGTACTGGAGTTCGTCTGCCGTGGCCGCAATGATCACGCACCTTAAGACCCTGACAGACAAACCCGTCGCCGTGCATATGACCAGCAAGGTAGGCGGTCACAAAAAAGATATTTCGTACTACGAACACGCCGACATCATCTTCCTGCAAACAGGTTGGGTAGATGAAATCGGAGAAAAAGAATTCCGCAAGCGCGTCGCTGAGGCTATCGCGTTGGGAAAACCAGTGGTTGTTGCTGAATACAGCCTTAGTTCTGACTCGGCGAAAGCCAGACGCTATGGAGATATCGCTTGCGAAATGGGTGCGGTAGGTACAGGAAATGGGCGAAACGTGACTGCGTGTGGTCAGCGCGAAGTAGTGCAAAAGAAGAAGCCGTGGTATCAGCGTTACGAGCGGGAGATAGGAGTTGTTGGTATCGCGATGGCAAGCGCTTTTGCTGTGAGTTACTGGGACTTACCGCTGACGCTCAACGCGACAGAGAGCAGTCTTCAGATTGGGGTAACGAAAGATTTTGAGAATTCTTCGGTAGGTGTTTCCCTCCGAGATGACGGTGCGGTGATGGGTCATTACCGCTTTTCTTTCTAAGGTGTAAACAAGGAGTGTTTAAATGAGTTTTATAAATCAGCAAATGAGAGCAATGGACAGGCTGTTCGAGCGGATGATGGAGGAGTTTGATGCCTCTACGCCGTTGAAGGCAGTTGAGGCCGCGTTCCCAAAAGAGGGCAACACGGTCAAGATGTGGAAAGCCGTTCCCACCGAGTACAAGTATCAGAAATGCTCGGAGTGCGGAACCATGCATCTCGTTGAAAACAATGAGGAAACCGACTAGCCCCTTGCGGGCTAGTTTCCACAAGAGGGCGATATGGCAGGACTAATTCGGGCAAGAACCGTTAAGGAATACAAAACTGGAGGCGGCAAGCCTAGGAACTACAAAAAAGAATACGAAAAGTTTCACTCTTCTCCAAAAGCAATTGCAGAGAGGAGTTCCAGAAATAAAGCCCGACGCACTCTAACGAAGATGGGGAAAGTTTCTAAAGGTGACGGAAAAGATGTCCACCATGTAAACAAACGCCCCTTGGACAACAAACCCGGAAACTTGCGAGTGATGAAGGCATCACGGAATAGGGCAATCAAATGAAAATCAATGTAGCGCCAAAGGGCAAAAATGTCGGCTATGTCGGAAAGAAAAGCGAGTGGAAACTCGAAGACGACAAGGAAACATATGCCGCTTGGAATTACGTTCAAGTAGCCAGCAAGATGGAAGATTCCACGGAAAGAGCGGTTAAAAAATTAGAAGCGCTTAAAGCGGACACCATTTCAAAGATTGAGATTTAAAGATGGCTTATTCAAACGATTTCTTAAAAAAATACGCCGCTTTATCTGCTTCTAAAACAAATGCGTCGGCGGTTAGCGACAGTAGCGAAGCAAGTTTGGCGACAGGCTCAGAAACTGTCGAAGACATCCGTAGCGACATTGATCCAACAGAAGCAAGAAGCGCTTCGATGGTTGGAACGCGACCATCGGAATACGCCAATGCTCGGTCAAACACGGTACAGGGCGTTGTCTACGATCCAATGACTGGGAAAGCGTTTCCTAACGCAAAGGTTGCGGTGGCCGAAGGGGTTACCAGTTACACAAGCAAAGTCCCATCTGGAATGAACATTGACTGGTCTTACTGGGATAAGTTTAAACAGCCCGACCCTATTAAACCTGCTCCGGCTCCTGTAACTGAGACTGCTCCGGCCCCAGTTGACGTGACCGTTCCGTTTGAGGCTCCAACTCCTGCTCCAACGCCTGTTCCGGCTCCGCGTCCCGCGCCCGCGCCAAAGCCCACTCCTAAGCCATCGCCTCCACCGCCTCCACCACCGCCACCACCGGCTCCGGCTCCGCAGTCTTTGGGGCCGCAAAAGTCGCAGGAGCAATGGATTGCAAGAGCGAAGCAACTTGGATGGTCGCCTGATCAGTATAGTGGGGCCGCTTACCAAGGCTACGCAAACAAATACCCGGAAAGTGAGAGGGTAAATTACGTAGAGCCTAAACCGTCACCCGCTCCCGCTCCGCAACCGTCAGCATCTAAAAGAAGGCAAGCCAATCCATACCTATAAATAAGGATAGGGTTTTCGCTTGCGTTTCGTGTCACACAGTCAGATCGGTATAACAGTCCTCGATAACTTTATATCCGAAGACGAAGTCGAAGATGCGTTGTCATTTTTCCAAGACATGGAGGAGTCAACCGTCTGCACAGAAGATGGGGAAGGAGAAAAGATAGAGGCAAGGACTGGTCTGCGTAAATGGGTAGAGCATGACCGATCTGAATTGTTTCATGGGGTGTGCAAACGCATTGCCGATTTTCTTGGCACAGAATTGTCGTGTACTGAAAAAGCGCAATTTCTCAAATACGGAAAAGGCGAGAGATACGACCCTCACTACGATGCTTTTGACAAAAGCGCAAAAGAGTGGAGTCACTACAACAATGGCGGTCAGCGCGTTTACACCGCTATGGGGTACCTAAACGACGTTTATTTAGGTGGTGCTACAACGTTTCCTCTGTTAGGTCTTGATGTAAAACCTAGAAGAGGGCGCGTATTGGTGTGGAGCAACGTGGGGGAAGACTTCGGAGTCCCGCACCCTGATTCACTGCACGGCGGAATGCCTGTTGAAGAGGGAGAGAAGAGATGTTTCACACTGTGGTTCAGAGAAAACCCAATAAATGAATCGTAGCGAGTTTATTGCTAAAGCCTCTGAGTACTTACCAAAAGCAACTTTAGAAGAAAGCGGTCTTTTTTATAAAAATCTTTTAGAGAAAAACTTTGACAAAGAACTCATTAGGGAACTCTGCAAGATAGACCGTTGGTTCCTGCTTGTCGTTGTGCTGAATCGAAAAGATGCGGTTCATCAGTGGCTCTATGAACGTTGCAGAGAGGTTGAGAAAAACCCGGACGGACATCTTGATCTCTGGGCGCGCGGTCATTACAAGTCTACGATCATTACATACGCGGGGACGATCCAAGAAATACTGCGTAATCCAAACATTACGATTGGCATCTTTTCCCATACAAGGCCAATCGCAAAAGGCTTCTTAAAACAAATTAAACGCGAGTTTGAGGTAAACGAATTTTTAAGAGACTTGTTTCCAGACATTTGCTATGCCAATCCACGGCAAGAATCTCCTCAGTGGGGTGAAGATGCGGGAATCATTGTCAAAAGAAAATCGAACCCAAAAGAAGCCACGGTTGAAGCGTGGGGCTTAGTAGATGGTCAGCCAATCTCAAGGCACTACGATCTAAGAATTTACGACGATGTGGTAACTCGCGACTCGGTAAACACGCCCGAACAGATTGCAAAAACTACAGAGTCTCTAGACCTGTCGCAAAACCTGTCTGGCGGCGCGAACAGAGAGTGGTACATCGGAACACGTTATCACTACGCAGATACTTATCGCGAACTAATAGATCGCGGAACAGAAACAAGAATTTACCCGGCAACTAAATCTGGCACTCCAGATGGTGAGCCGATCCTGCTTTCAGAAGAAGAGTGGGAAAAGAAAAAGATGTCTATGGGCCAATACGTTTTGGCTTGTCAGATGTTGCAGAACCCGATTGCTGGCTCTGATCAAGTGTTTGATCCAGAGTGGATTCGACGCATAGAAATAAGACCGCGGGTCTTAAACATTTACATTTTATGCGACCCAGCGCATTCCAAAAAAAGTTCATCGGATAGAACGGCTATTGCAATCATTGGAATTGATCATGCCTTCAACAAATATCTTATTGATGGGCTGTGCCACAGGCTAAACCTTGCTGAACGTTGGCAAGTGCTTTCTAAATTCCGAAACAAATGGATTAGACAGCCCGGAGTGCGAACGGTAAAAGTCGGTTACGAGCGATACGGAAAAGATTCCGATATCGAGCATTTTAAAGAGATGATGAAAATAGAACAGAACTATTTTCCCATCGAAGAGTTAAGTTGGCCAAGAGAAGGGCCGGGTTCTAAACGGGATCGAGTTCAACGTCTTCAGCCCGACTTTGAGAACTGGCGCTTCTTCTTGGCCCCTTCTTCAGACTCCCTGACCTCAAATCAGAAAAAAGCATTTGAGCAGGGGGACGGTTCGCTCATTGTCCGCCCCATAAAGCAAAAAGATGAGAACGGCAGGCTGTACGACGTTGTCCAGAGAATGATTGATAACGAGTACAACCTATTCCCGGCGGTTCACGTTGATATGTTAGATGCCATGTCGCGCATCTATGACATTGAAGCGTCGCCGCCTCAAACAGTGTTCCAAGATGATCTGGAACCAGAAGCGATACCGGCTTATTAATATGGATTTGCTAGACAAAGACTACAAGATTGAGCAAGTAACTCCTAGCGAGTTAGCGGTTTACTTTTTGTCCAATTTTTTTGAGGGCACGGGCGAAGAAATCGAAGAAATGCCAATTGCTCAGGCGCTTACAAAACTTATTCACAACCTCGTTTACGAAACCGTTTCGATTATGAACGACGAGGAAGAACACACTGTTCACTAATGGCTACAAAAAAAGTCAAAACAAAATATCGTAAATACAGTTGGAAAGACTTATGCGACAAAGCAGAAGAGGCGGAGGAGCCTGTTCTGGCTTACGACTTCCCACAAACAAAACTTTACGAAAATCCACGAAGACCTTACGGGCCTAGAAAATGAAAGAAAAAGTTATTCAGTTTTTTAACGACAACCCACGCGCAAAGTCTGTTGCAATTTTTGCAGTCGCGGTGTTAATCCTAGTTGCAATCTTTGGATGAAAGTTTTAGTTGATGCCCACAAGGGCAGTATGATGCAAGAGGCGGCTATCGTCAGTTTAGTCAAGAACGTGGCCGACACTCTGGAAAAGCATTACCCCGGACACGCATGGGCGGTTGGCCCAAGCAATGATTATTCAATGCTTGCTATCTGGAATGAAGCGCTTTCTATGCGCTATGGAATGTGGATTCGCATCAACGATATTGATCCAGAGTACAAAAACGTAATGAGATGGGCAGGCGAGTTGCTCGAAAGGGCTAAGGTTAGTCGCGGCATGGCTAACCCTCAAGAACTTGAATCCATAAAGAGGGACTTTAGGGGCGAGGCAATATTCGATGAAGGATGATGTCCCAATTAATTTAGAAGAAGAGAAGTCCCCGTGGCTGACTCTTGCTCAAGAGGCGTATGAATCATCTACGTCTTATCTGGATGCGAATTACCGGAGGCAGTGGGACAGGAATATATCGTTATTCCAGTCCAAGCACCCAAGCGGCTCTAAGTACCATTCTTCGCAATATCAGCATCGCTCTAGGCTGTTTAGGCCAAAAACGCGATCCGCAGTTCGCACTAACGAGGCCGCAGTCACAGCGGCCTTTTTTGCGACTGAAGATGTTGTTTCTGTTTATCCGCAAAACGATTCGGATCAGGAACAAAGGGCATCTGCAACCATTCTGAAGCACTTGCTTCAGTACCGACTGACAAAGTCGATTCCTTGGTTTCAGACCTTGGTAGGCGCATATCAGGAGTCTTTGGTGTTTGGGTCGGTTGTTTCCCATCAATACTGGGATTACCGAGAAGAAAAAACGACCAGAGAGATTGAGGTCGTTGATGAGTTAGGGAATCTTGTTCTGGGTGAAAACGGCGAGCCTCTTGTAGACGAGGTAACTGAAACCAAAGTTGTTAAAGATAACCCTGTAGTGCGGTTGATTGCTTCTGAGAATTTCAGAATAGACCCCGCCGCCGATTGGTTAGACCCTGTCAATAGTTCTCCTTACGTCATTGAGATTATTCCTATGTATCTCTCCGACATATTGGAGAAAATGGATACGATTGATCCGAAGACTGGTGAGCCCAAATGGAAACGTCTCAAGATCGGACAATTGCTGGAGTCAGCGAAAAGAAGTGAGTTCGACTCTACAAGACAAACACGACAGGGTAAGCGCCAAGACCCGTTAGTTGATAAGCAGGACTTTGTCTCAGAGTACCAGACTATCTTTGTCCACAAAAACATTGTCAAAAGAAACGGCAAGGATTGGATTTATTACACGGCTGGCACTCAGTATCTTCTGTCTACTCCCAAGCCGCTTAGAGATGTCTATCCGCATTTGAGAGAAGGCGAGCGCCCGTATGTGATGGGTAGCACGGTTATCGAAGCGCATCGCACATACCCAACATCTCTTATCGAGTTGACTCAGGATTTGCAGACTGCGGCAAACGATATCGCAAACCAGAGATACGACAACGTACAACTGGTTCTTAACAAACGCTATCACATTCGCCGAAGCGCCAACATCGACATTCACTCGCTAAAGAGAAGTGTCCCCGGCGGTTCAGTAATGATGGACGATCCTATTAGTGACGTTCAGATTGTTAACACGCCAGATGTAACCGCATCGAGTTACGAAGAGCAAGATCGACTTAACGTTGATTTTGATGATATTGCGGGTAACTTCTCTCAGGGTACTGTCCAAACCAACAGGATGATGAACGAGACCGTTGGCGGCATGGAGATGCTTACATCAAACGCCAACTCCATGATTGAGTACATGATCCGCACCTTTGCTACAACTTGGATCGAACCAGTCATCATGCAGTTGATTCGTCTTGAGCAGTACTACGAGACCGATAAGATCGTTTTACAGGTTGCAACAAATAGGGCGGAGCAACAAAACAAAGAAGAGCCCGGTTTTTATCAAAAATTTACTGGGCCAGAAATGGACGATCTACTACGACACGAAGTAACTGTCGGTGTGAATGTAGGGACAGGGGCCACTGATCCTGTTCGCAAGATTGAAAAACTGTTATTGGGTATTCGCACGATGGGCGAAATCAACCCAGACCTTATCTATGTCCTAAACCAAGAAGAGATCAGCAAAGAAGTATTTGGGGCGCTCGGATACAAAGACAGCAAACGGTT